ACCAACGTCACTTCACAGAACGAAACGCTAGCCACCAGGCTATGCGAGCACTTATTTGGTATCGAGTACAACGGCAAGGCTGTGAAGCGGCCCGATGACGTACCGACTTGGGTGGTAAACGTGGTTAACGAGGCTAACAAGCGCCTACCTGAAGATTGCCCAATGAACATCAGGCTTGCCAGGATAGGGCTAGCTGTCTGCATGGAGGAAGGACGATGAATGAAGCTGTCAAGAAATTTCTTGATGAGGGTGGGCAGATTCAGCAGTTAGAATATGGTATCAAGCGTGATCTAAACATTTGCATGAATTGCAAAGGATACTTCCCAACCGAGGAACTAACCAAGGGGATCACTAGGCGATGTCAGAAATGCGTGAAACGCCAAACCGAATTCCGGAAACGCCGGTAGATATGTTTTATCGTGCGATTCTGGCGCAGCAAAGCCTACGGGAAAAGTATATCGCCAGCCGATTAGCTGACATTACCGCTCCCTTCAGTGAGGAAATGAAGCGTAAGGTTTGGGAACTTCAGAAGGCAGGACATGGAACCCAGACCATCGCTGACCGCTTGGGTGTGACCAGATACAAAATAACCACGTTGGTTAGACGTAATAGCTGGCCTCACCCTAGCAATTTGGAATGATGTTCCATGTGAAACAGTCGGTTATTCTTCCGGCTGTTCTTCCATTTCCTGCTTGATCTGCTGGGCATGGAACATGATTGATTGATCCAGTTCCTGCTGCTGAAGGATCAGGCTAACCCGTTGTTCCCGCAGCATCATTATCCGCTGGGCGCGGATTTTGCCATCTTCACTTAGATCCTCTTCGCTGTATTCAACGCCATCAATAGTCAACATTCTAACTCCTAGTTTTTAATCAACACGGCCTCAACGAATATAGCACACACGTTTGAGCTGCTGCTCGACTTGGCCTCGAATTCAAACCTTGTCTTTTCGCCTATCTTGAACGGCACCTGGCGGTCATAGGACACCTGGGATTCTGACAAGGTAGCCTCTGCCACCCTTAGAATGCGCCCCGTGGACGTTTCTACACGGTTGCGGATGGTTAGGTACTGGCTACCCGTCGCGGTGGCTGAGTTTACGTCTATACGGAATAGGTACAGGCTGTAACCTGCTGGAACCGTATACACGCAAGCCTGCGTGGTTCCCACTCCCGCCTCGATGTAACCGTAGGTCGTCCCGCCGTTACTGATACTGATATTCCCGACATTGGACCCGCTCAGGATGATGGCGGAGTTGATAGCAATGAAACTGGCGCTGGTCGTTACCGCAGTGATGCCTGTTAGCGTTACCGTTTCAGTGATCTGGTCATAGTTAGCGTCCAATCCAACGACCAGGACATCCATCGTGTCACTAGCGCTGGTAGACACCAAATCCATGGTCACAGCAGATGAGGGGTGAGCGTAGGTAGCGCCATTGTTCCAGATGGTTTCGTAAGTAGAACCGACTGCCCGATTGTAGCCAAAGATATTGACCGCTGTTTGGTCGTAAAACTTCCCTTGGGCTACATCGAATAGGTAATGGGCAGAAGGTCTTTGGTTGTGATATTGGTACATGTTTGCCTCAAATGGTAAACGCCAGCCAAACGGCTAGCACGATCCCGACGATCATTATTAAGATGTGGCCCACCAGATCACCAGTCCGATAGCGATGGGAACCAGACCCAACGCAATAGCCACGACGATTAGAATTTCAATCATTTGCTTCTTGCGCTTCTTGGCTTCTATTTCCTGCCTGCGGATTTCTTCTTGCCTAGCCTTCCTAGCATCAGCCATCTTCTGCTGCATGTCATTCCACAAGTCCATCCGGTTGGTAGCTAGGAACACGTCTTTGATGTTCTGCCGCGACTGGCGGACCATCTCTTCAGCCATCACCGCTTTGGCTGCTTCGGCCTCGCTCATGAATCTGGTTTGGTTCTTGGCCCTTTGCAGGTCGAATTCTGCGGCCCCCATTCTTCCAATGAAGGCTCCCAGGGACTCGATGTTGTTAGCAGCACCCGCCGCCATTTCCAAGGCTTTACAGGCAGCAGTAACCGCTGTAACAGCCTCGAGAATCATTGTGCGTGGTTAATCCAGACGGTACACAGCGCGGTGAGAGCCGACGCAGTGACCAACCAGGCCAACTTCTCCCATCGTTTAGCATGAGCGTCAGTAGCCTTGCGAAGCTCACGCAATTCCACCAACGCCTCACCCCACCGCTCGGCACATTCCCTTTCGTGCTTGGCAATGCGCTCTAGAGCTTGTTCCGCTCTATCACTCACCAGGGCACACCATCAGCAGTTGTTGGATTCTTCTGCTCATTGATGTTCGCAGTGAGGGCAGCTTCAATCACTGCTTGGTCTACTTCAGCCTGCACCCAGCCAATCACATCAGCTTCCGTTAAGTCTGCGTATGCAATGTAATCAGAAGCAGAAGGGTCTGGGGTAAATCCACAGGTTCCATAGGATGAAGCCGTATAGGTGTTCTCCGCCACAGTTTCTTCTTCAGTTACCCGCCAGTGGGCTACGATAACCCCTTGGTCTGAGTCGGTGTTGCGTTCTAGTGTTGCGATAGTCCATGTAGCCATTATGGTGTCTCCGTCTGTGCAGCGTTATAAGCCGCTATAGCCTCTGTGGTATGGAAAGTATTACACATGGCCTGAACCTCTGCGCTTTCGCTTGACCAATCGTCTGCTGGGCCTACTGTGTGGCGATGGAAAGACCTGCTGATTTCTTCACCGTCCCTGCTGATTACTGTAGCTGTGCGGACTTGGATAGTCTTCCAGCCTCCGCAGTCTACTACTTCAATTTTGTCTTCTACTGTTGCTTCTGAAAGTGCCATATTTTATCTCCTTTTATGGACTGTCCGACCCTAGAATCCACTAGGGTTATGGTTATTAAAATGCTACTTGATATACACCGCTCACATAATATGGTCTGTTGTTGGCAAACTGGTCAGCCGTTACATAATCAACGCCTGCTGCCACCTTTTTGGGGTAAAAAGATGAAGAACTACCAACAAAATAATTTGTGGCTACCTCGTCTGTTCCTGTGTTGTCAAACCAAATGGAGCCACTCATTTGGGCACTGCCTGCGGCTACTTGAAAAGGAAGTCCTTCTATTGATAAAAAACTAGTCAAAGAACCAGTGTCATTCCTAGTAACGTAAGCGGTCACATATACAAGTGAGCCAATTTTCACATATTTGGCGTAACTCACAGTAGTAGTAATAGTTGTGGCGCCAGCTTTTGTTATGGGAGTCCAAGTCCCTTCTTCATAGTCATCCAGCTTGTTGGCTGCTGCTGTGCCGCCTAGGTATGCACCGCCTGACAGGTAGAGGTCTTTGAAGCGGTTTGAACTATCACCTAAATCAACTGCATCATCGTCAATAACATCATTTTTTACTGGGTAAATTGATGAAGTGCCAAACAACACTCCTGACGAATTTCCTGCTGTAGCAATTTTTAAGAAGCCGCCTGAATGACTGCTAATACTACCGACTGTGGTGCCGTCTTTGCGTAGCTGAATTATATCTCCGTCAGCCCCTGTATTATTTACAAGAAATGCTGGGTCGGCACTGTTTGCACTTTCGTAAGCAACCTCAGTAAATCCGACAGGAGAAACGTGGAAACCGCCTCCGCTTGTGTTGTTATAAAGGGAAGTATCAGTAGTACCCACCAGCACATTCTCAGAACTATCAATAGTGATAGCTGTGGATGTACCGTTGTCATCAATGCCAGGGGACGTAAAGGAACCAGTAAACGTTGGGTTAGCCGTTGGAGCCTTAGCATCCAACTGGGTCTGGATTGCTGACGTAACCCCATCAACGTAGTTTAGTTCCGTAGTGGTAGCTGTAACGCCATCCAGCAGGTTGATTTCCGTTGCTGTGGCGGTAACGCCATCCAATATATTCAACTCAGCGGTAGTCGCAGTAACACCATCCAGCAGATTGATTTCTGCCGGTGTGGAAGTGATAGACACCCCACCGATTTGTAGCGTGGTGGCGTTTACCTCACCCGCGGGACCATAGATAACCGCCGCGCTGTTTACGATAGTCCCAGCAGATGAACCATCAACCAGATTCAATTCAGTCGCGTCAGATGTAACGCCGTCCAAGATGTTCAGTTCCGCAGCCGTGGACGTTACAGCAGTCCCACCCAACGTCAGGTTGGTAATTGATGCGCTAGTCAGCGTGAGCGAGCCGATAGTGTTGCCGTTCAGCGCGGCATTTAGGTCGGTATCCGATACGTTATCTAAGTCTGCTCGAGCTAGTTCAAATCCACCCGCAGTAGAACCGTCGTGAACGTGGAGGGAGTCGTTTGTGGTGTTTACCGATACCTCACCCTCTGCACCAGTGAATGCGGTTACCTGGGTGTTGGTGCCTCTTCTGAGCTGTAATTGTGTAGCCATGTTATCCCTCTAGTTCTCGCAGTTGTTCCAGCGCCCAAGCAAAATCGGGGTGGTCTGGCGAGTATTGTTTAATATCCATTGTAACAAGGTCGTCTATCACCTGCCGGAATCGCAGTACAATGCCATCCTCGTTTTCGTATCCTTCAAATAGTTCCATTAAGTAACCTTGTAAATCTTATAAGTCAGGACCAGGTTGTTTGGTGATCCCCACCCAGCAACACGCCTACCCATCATATCTATCTGAATGGTGAATGCCTGCGTGCCTGTAAACTTGGTGAGCGGGAGGATTTTGGCAACTGGGCCAAGCATCCCCACGCTTTCGTATCCGGTCCAAGTAGACCAGGAGCCAGTCATCTCGACGTTGCAAAGGTAAGTCTCGTTAGAACCACCCCAGGCGCTGAATCCTGCGGGATACACGCCCTCGATGAAGTAGGTTTCGACGACTTCTATACTTGGATTGTGGCCGAAAGTGTAG